GACTCACCTTTGGCATGTGGCATTAATTCAAGAATTTGCATGTTTGGTAGTCTAAGAAGCCCTTTTGTTTGAGCCAAAGCGCCCTTTGAGCGTTCATTGGAAGTCAAAGTCCAGCCGCCAGCGGTCAACATATCAAAAATAGTTTGTGATTTGTTCAATGTATTCAAAAGGTTATCTACAACTTGTTGATCATAAGCATCAATGATTTTCATTTGAATTGTATTCAACTTGTAATCATTCTTATAATGGTTTTCTGTTCTTATTGTACCATTTTTTAATATTTTTTTAACTGTTTCTGAGGAGATTGTAGAAAAAGATGGTTTGGTCATCGATTGGATAAGAAATGGTTGAACGAAATCTGTGAGGCCAATGGCCTGAAATTGAAACTTTGGTTCAATGTAACTTTCGCTTCTTGTAGATGACCAGAAATGAGACATAAGAATGCTCCTATTTCAGAACTTCTTTCATTTCACCACTGACTGGATTGTAATCACCCCTGTAAAGGGCATAATCGTAAGTGAGGGTCAAGGCTATTTTTACGAGATCTTCGCCGCCGTACTTCAAATTTCCGAATTTAACATCTTTGACCCATGCGTTTATAAGAGTCCATTCTTCGATTTCACGAGGATTTCTACCCGTCAGCGGGTCGCCAGAATCAATTTGAACAATCCGTGGATTGTTTAATGCATTGACTGAGCTTGCTTTCGAAAAAGAAAACTCTGCATTGTTTTGATTGTCAGGAGTCTTATAGCCAGAAGCCATCAAAACCTTTGTAAGAGTACCAGCATTATCTGGACTAACCGGATCAAGCAAGTTGACCGTCACAGGATTCCAAGTGATTCTGCCGGGATACTTAAAAGTATGAATCATAAAAGGAACCGTTTTTTCAGCGATTGTGTAAGAAGGCTTCTGTACATCTATGATGGTATAAGTTTCAATTGCGGGTGAGTTTGCATCGCCAGTAAGTGTTGGCAAATACAGCAACCACCTAAAATCTCGTTTTGGTTCTACCGAGGCATCGTTCCAGAAAGGCATCTTATAAGGTCTCCTTAATCTCTAATTTTAAATAGTTGTCAAATTTATTAATCATCAAAAGCTGCTCCACTATCTGTGATAACAAAATCGATTGCAATAAACTCGATTGCCCTTGCAGGCTTGACAAAGATCTTTGCATAAAGAATATTTCTGTCAATAAGATCTGGTGTCGTTGTTGATTCATCAAGAATAACTTTGTAATCAGTGAGACCAAGGCCAGATTTAACTCCAGCAAGGAATCTTTCAGCCTGTCCACGGAATTTATTCCAAGTCATTTTAACATTTTGATCAAACAACAATGTTGCAGCGATTCTTGAAATCTCGCGCTTCAAGAAGATTGTTAGTCGTCGAACGTTAATCCTGTCAAGGGCAGACGGCGTTGTTTGAAGCGTCTTCTGTCCGAAGATGACAATACCTTCCGCTGGGAAGCTTGCAATCGGATTAATGTTGTTTTCATACAGTTTATCGCGCTCTTTTGAGGTAAGTCGCTGGCGTACTCCAACTACTGGAAGTCCTGCAGCATTATTAGCAGAAAGTCCACCGCGAGTAAATCCGGCAGGAGCAAACCAAAGCTCTGAAACTGCTTCAGAGTAAGAAAGCGCGCCGATGGCAGCGACTGAAGGCGGTGCCCACAAAGTTGCGCCATTTACGGTATCTCGAATCTGAACCCAAGGATAATAAGCAGCGCCATAGCTTGAGTTTAATTTCAAGTTTTGTTGCATGTTATTAACAGTACTGTCTACAGAACCGATTCTATCTTCGATTGATTTGGTTCCTTCTGTACTTGCGACATAGCCACCTTGCGGATCAATAATTGCCAGTGCGTCTCCGCGACCTTCAGCGGTTCTTACAAGTTTACTGTTGAGAGTATTGTTTGTAAGTCCCGGCATTGCAACCATATTAAATTCAGTTCTTTCGGGATCGCGCAGAGAATCAATTGCAACGCTGATGGCGTTATATGCATAATTGTTTTCTTCTGAGGCTCCGTCAAGGAATGTATTTCGGAAAGGCTCGCGCTCTTTAATATCAAGAGCGTTGAAACCGCCGTGCAAGCAAGTTGTATATCTATCGAATCCAGCATCAAGAATATTCTCGTAAGAAGCTGTTGCGGAATTGATAGGTACGTTGTCTTCACCGGCTGAAGCTGAGTGATTGTTATACGCGGCTTCGTTCGTTCTTGCAGATTCGTCATAAACTGCATTTGCAGCGTAACTACCAGTGTAATTAGCGCCTGTTGTGCTTGCATTTCTAATGTTGTCGAGCGTAAAAACCCAAGAATTTTGAGTTGTTACATCATCGGCTGTATAAGAATCAAGCGTATCAGGTTTCGCTCGAAGAACGTCCCGCACACTTTGATTAAATTCATTTGAATTATAAGTTGTATCCGCTCCAAAGAAGGCATCTGTAGGATCAATTACAAAACCTTCCGAAGAAGAAACTCTCAACCGAATTTCAGGGAATTCTACTTTGGTTGCGAGTGCCCCGGCGAAACTTCCTGTATTTACAACGGCGGTTGTGGATGCCATCAATGGAGTCCATGCATAATCAGTACCTCTTTTAACAAAGGTGCCGTCGTTGTCTACTGCAGTCCCATCGTAAGCCCTTAACGTGCCGCTGACATTGGATTGGAATCCAACATACTTGGGAGGTCCAAATACGCCGAAGGGCAGATAAGTTGCATCCGTTACGGCGTCGGCTACATCTGGTGCAACCTCAACTCGAATGTAGTCAGAATTATTGGGATAGTCGCCATACTCTTTATATCGTTTTGAATCGTAATCCCATTTTTCATATTTGTCGCCAATCTTTTTGGCAAGATAATTATCAGAGGCCGGATCGAGACTGCAATTGTTGAATTGCTCCAAATAAGTGGGAGCGGCATCTGTATCTTGAATGTCTCGAATCGCTACAGTAAATGAGCCGAAATCACTATCTGGATTGGTTGACGCCTTAATATCTTTAATAGAGATCTTTACACTATTTTGAACGCCCTCTCGTGTCAAGCGTCCAACCAAGCGAAACAGTTTCGTCATATTTGCAGGATTGAAACTACTATAGTTCGTTGAAAGATCTTGCGAAATGAACCAACCAGTTTTGCCGATGACGCCTTGACCAGCGGCCATTTTACTATAAGTAAACTTATAATCGCCACCGACAATGGTTTCGTCAGGGGTTGTTAGTGGAGAAATCCAACCATAAACATTATTTTTACTTGTTTGCGTGAAATTTTTCAAGTATCCTTCATATGTTTCTCCAAGGAAATAGCTTTCTGGATTTTCAACAATCGTATCGTTTGTAAGCGTTGGATTGGTATTGAAACGCTTTCTAATAAATCGAGGCGAGTTCTCATTGAAATCGAATGAAGTCTCTTCAACGGTTGTTGTGCCGTTGCTTGTGATAATCGCTTTGAATGTTTTATTGTTATCAACGGGGCGCATCATAACGCCAGCGCTTGCTGTTACTGTGCTTCCCGAATGAAAAGCGGTGGTGCCGGAAAGAGCAATCGTGCCGTTGTCAATATACCAAATAGCTGCAAGAGTTCCACTGGCGGCGGCGGAGCCGGAAGGCCACGTCAAAAGTGCGCCGCTATTGTTTGCTACAACGCCTTCTGAAGAAGTTAATTGAAAGGCGCGTTGGGCGGTCCAAACCACAGATGGTACGGATGCCGACAAGGAAACAGAATCGCTTGGGTTGAGCGAAGAAATTGTAACAATACCCGAAGCATTAGTAGCTGAAAATCCGTGCTTTGGGCCTGTAGAAGTACCGGCATTGATAGCGGCGGCAAGATTGTCGGCGATAAGCGTGTTTGTGGAGCTTGCTGCAACAGAGCCTGTTCCGAAAGAAGAGGAGTGGCTTGCCATTCCGGCGGCGCCAGTAATATCGTGACTCACATGCCCGGTCAAAGAGACCTTATAAGTGGCGTCGCCGTAATTCACGGCGACTCCGCCAGAAAGTTCAACATCTGTTGATACTGTGCCAAGAAAATCGTCCTCATGCTCACCAATGAAAAGGCCAAAAGCGCCTCCATTTGTGGAGGCGACAGTGGTGGGTGTTTTATTGTCGGTTTCCCAACCGGCAGTTGCATTTGCTGCGGAAGTTGCGTCTTTATTTGTGTCGCCGACAAGTCGAACGATTGTTACGGGAGAATTATTGCGAAGATATGCTTGTGCGGCATATGCAGCATAAGTCGGAGCAGTTTTGTTGCCGTTGCGAAATACATCGCCGCCTTCGCCACCGGGAAGCGGATCGCCGAACATTTCAACGAACTGTTCAAACGAATTTACTTGGGTTGGTTTCAATGCGGGGCCTTTTTCGAATCGGCCAATGATAGCTGGTCCTACGTCTCCCGGTAAACGCGGTAATTGGGAATTATCAATCTCATTGATAAAAA